CGCGCCCCACCCCGCCCGGGCCCGGCCCGTGTCCACCGGGGTCTTCATGATGACCCGGCGCAGGAGGTCGAAGAAGATGCCCTTCGCTGAGCGCTTGTCCGCGGCCGGCTTGGACGCGAGGAACTTCTGCAGCTTCTTGTTGAAGTTGCCCATCTTGACCTTGACGCTGGAATGGAGTGTGTGGATCTCGAGGTCTTCGCTCAAAGCGTCGCCACCTTCGAGCACTTGAGCCACCACGCGGCGCCCAGCGGGTCGGGCTCGTAGTCGACCACCTCGTAGGTGTCTGACCCGTCGACGATCCGATCCCGCCGGTTCGGCTCCGTGACGCCGATCGCGGCGAGCGCGGCCTGGGTCACGAGATAGGTGACGCTCCCAGCCTCCTGCCCCTCCTGCCCCTGCTTCGCGGAGAGCTGGTGCCGGGTCATGAGCACCGTCCCGCTCGCCGCGGTCTCCGCGATCGCGCCGGAGGTCACGGTGACAGTCGCGACCGTCACCTGGCGATATGTGCAGGAGCGTGACGGATCCCCGAGGCCCTCGACGACGTAGCCGAGATCCGTCTTGAACTGCGCCAGCTCGTCAGCTGGGAGGACCTCATTCGCCATCAGGGCAGGTCTCCGTTGTCGGTCGCGCGGGCCACGTCTACCCCGATGCGCTGGGCCTCGGCGCTGGTGCTGCCCTGCTTGACGCAGAGCCGGGCCGCGAGCGTCGCGCGCTCCTTCTGCAGCATCGCTATCTGTGACCCGCGGGTGATCGTGACCTCTCCACCGTCGGGGCCGCGGGTCACGATGTCGGGGGCGAGGCGGAGCTCGAGCAGCTTGTCGTCGATCTGCCCGAGCCGGGCTTGTAGCTCCGCGACCGTCGCCACGTCATCCGCCTCTCTGATGCCGTTCGCGCCGCGGGGTCCGCTCCCTAGGCTAGGGGGGTTTGGCTTCGGGCCCTCGCCCCGCGACGCGTCCGGCGAAAGTCAGTGCAGGGCCGTCCAACTCCCGTTGATGAACACGTAGACCTTCCAGGCGGTCTTGCCGGCCCCTGGCGTCGCGTTGGTCAACCAGAACTCGCCCGTCGCCGTGCTCGACGTGGTGAGCGGGTTGGAGAGCGGGGCGAGCTCGAAGGCCCCATACTGCGCGGCTTGCGACCCCACCGACCTAGTTCCGGTCGCCTCGGGAAGCACGTTGCCCGTGACCGTGGTGGCACCGACGAGGCTGATCCCCGAAGCGCCGGTGACGGTGAGCGCCTGGCCCGTCTCATTGGTCACGGCTCTGGTGTAGACGGCCTTCGCACCCGCCGCGGCCGCGCCGATCGTGTTCTGGTTGGCCGCGTTAAAGAGCAGGTCAGTACCTGACCCGCTCAACGTCACGTCCGCGGTGACGGTCTGCGCGCCGGAGATCGCCAGCGCCCCGGAAACCGTGGTGGCTCCCGAGAACGTGGCGGTATCCGTCACGATCAGATCGTCCGAGAGCGTGAGGCTATCGAGGTTCGTGGTCCCAGCCCAGGCCGCCGCGACCAGGAGCGCGAGGAGCGCGCCCAGCGCCACGGGTCCGAGCCGCGCCAGCCGGGCAAACGCCCGCTCGACCCGGTTCACTTCATCACCTCGAGCGAGCGAAGGCTGTCCAGCGCCTTCGCATCGCAGGTGAAGATGAACTTCTTCTTGCCGTCCACCGGGTCCCGGTAGATCGACGCGACGACCGCGCCCATCTTCGCGGCCGCCTCAGGGTGCCGAGCCGCGAGCGCGACATCGGCCGCCTCGCCCACGCAGTACGGCTTCTTGATCCCGGCCGCCTCGATGGCGCGCTCGGGGTAGGGCAGCGCCTCGATCTTCGCGCGCCGCACCTGTCCTTCGCTGAGGGCCTTCGCCTTCAGCCCGCCGACCTTCGCCTTGAGGTCAGCGTTCTCCTTCTCCAGGGCCGTGAGCCGCGCGGCGAACGCCGCGAGGTCCTGGCCCGGCTCGTCCTTGGCCATGTAGGGCCTCCTGTCATGCGGCCCGCGCCGCGCGTTGAGCGCGGCGCGGGCCGGTCACGGTCCTCGGATCAGCTCGCCGCCAGGGCGTTCGACACGCCGAAGCGCCAGTCCCAGACGCCCAGCGCCCAGTAGGCGTGGGCGTAGAGGGCTTCGCTCCGGGTGTCCGGGTCGACGCCGACCTCGTAGACGACCTCGTTGTCGTCGTAGAAGTCCACGCCGCCCTTCGCCTGCAGGACGTACCAGGAGTCGGTATCCTCCAGGAACGCCCAGGGGACGACCTTGAGCCCGCCGAACGGGTTGGCGTCGTTGTTCGCCGTCCCCGCGAGGCCACGCGCCTCGACGATGGTGATCGCGGTCTCGACGAGGTCCTCGGGGACCAGCAGCGTGTCAGGCTGGAGCCGGATACGCCGGCCCAGCTCGTCGCGGTTGTTGGTCGCCCGCATCCGCACCAGCGCGGTGGTGAGGTTGGTCGCGGTCAGCGCGTTCGCGGTGGCGTTGAAGTAGGTGTTCCCGTCGAGCGCCGTGTGGTTGTTGCCGGTGAGAGCGAACCACGGCTTCCCGTCGTAGAGCAGCCCGTTCGCGGCCCCCTGGTTGTTCACGCCGGGGACGAAGTTGTTGAAGATGTCGTGCCCGGCGGTCTTCGCGCCCTGGTTGAACAGCTTCGCGAACTCGGTCTCCTTCTTCTGCGCGAGCTGGAAGCCGAAGGCCGTGGCGCGCTCCCGCATCCAGGCCATCATGCCGTCCAGGTCCATGGCGTCGAGCAGCTCCTTGGGGAACGGCCACTTCTTCGAGTAGCCGCGCCTGCGGAAGATGTGGACGCGGCCTTCCCAACCGTGCCCGACCTCGACGTGCTCGCCGGGCGCCCGCTCCTCGAGCTGGTAGTCGCCCACCTCGACGGTGCGCTTCTTGTACTCGGGGCGGACGGTGACGACCCCGGTCCCCGGGACGTTCCGCTTCTCGGAGAGCGGCAGGACGTTCGCGAGGATCGGGATGTGGGTCGGGATCGAGTTGTACGACTCGGCGCTGTAGGTCTGCGCCTCGCCCTTCAGCTTCTCGGCGTAGTCGCCGGGGAGATGGAATGCCATGATCTTGTGTTCCTTTCTTCCCGGCTCAGGTGAGGGCCTGGAGCTTCGCGGGGTTGATCTGGACCAGCGCCTCGGAGAGGGCCGCGTCGACCAGCCGCTGCGAGCCCACGATGCGGAGCAGGTCGGTCGTGGAGGTGCCGATGTCCGCCATCTGCTTGCTCGAGGTCACGACGAGGTCGCACGCGTCGCCCATGTTCGCGGCGGCGAGTGCCTCGTCGGTCGGGACGTGGAACGTCATGAGCGGGTTCCCCGCGATGACGTTGTCGTACTTGGTGCCGGCGGTGCTCGACGTGGTGAACACGTCGGACGCCACCTCGGGGGCCGCGGGGCTGAAGCCCGGGACCTCCCACCAGCCGAACAGGTAGGTATCGGCCGCGACGCCCGCGGTCACCCTGCCCGTGGCCGAGGCCAGCGTGACGAACGCCGCCCCGAGCCGGTGGAACGGCTGACTGGCCGCGAACGGCATGCGGACCCCGATCGCGCCCTTGCGGTCGATGGGTCCGAAGCGGGACGCTCCCATCGCTTCTCTCCTTCGTGGACGTGGACCTTACCGGCCCGCGCCCCTCGTGCCGCCGAGCTGTACCGCACGCTCTGAGAGCGGGCGGAACGGGCTCTTCGTCGGCTCCTCTGATCCCCCTGGACTCGTCTTGCTGCCGTTCGCGCCCGCGGCGCCATGCGGCTTCCCGATCGGCGGCTTCCCACCGCCCGCGTCTCCGTCGCTCTTGGCGCGTCGGTCGGCCTCGGCCTTCACGGCCTTCTCGAAGAGCTTGCCGACCTCGGCCGCGACCTTCTCGGGGTCGCCCTTCGCCGGTACGGCCATATGGGAGACGAGCTCCGCGGGGAAGCCCGCGCGCTCGAGCTGCAGGTGGTAGCGCTCCCGAGCGAGCTCGGCCTTTTCCTGCGCGACCCGCTCCTGTTCGGAGAGCTTGGCCTTCTCGCGCTCGGCCTCGTCCTTCTCGAGCTTGGCGAGGCGATCGAGCTTGGCCTGGACCTCGGGGGCGACGGCGGGGGGCTTCTCGTCGCCCTTCGGCGGCGCGGACTGCGGGGGCGGCGCGCCTTGCGCGGCCGCGTCCTTCGCCTCGTCCTTGCCCTGCTGGCCCGGGTCCCCCTGCTTGTCCGCCACGCCTGCTCCTCCATCGGTGCGAGCGTTTCGGCCGAACGGTGGACCCGCTGGACGCCATGCCCGCGTTGCACGCCCCGCCATGGGGCCTGCCGCTATCCTACACCACCGCGCCCTGCGCGCATATCCGCGTCCTGCGCTACTCGGCAGCGAGAGCGTTGACCTCGGCCAGGGTTCGGCGCCGCCCGCCCTCAGTCACGAGGTCGTCGAGCCCGACCCGGCCGGCCCGGACGTGCGCCATGATCCCCTTGCCAACCACCTTGTCCTGCGTCGCCGCGGACTGCTGGGGGAACCACTGCGCCCATGTCCGCGTCTTGGGGATCGGGTACCCCGCGGGTAGCGGCGCGAGCATGCACCGGCAGTTGTGTGTTAGTATGCCGCTGCTTACGTAGAACTCAGCATCCGTCTGGAGGTTGTAGACGTGTCCGCTCCACGCCCGAAAGTCAACACCGATGACTTTGTCGCGTTCTACCTGGCCGGCAACTCTGAGAACGTCAGCGCGCGAAGGTTCGGGGTATCCCGTATTTTCGCGCGGAAGCTGCTCATCGAGGCCGGCATCCGCCCACGCGGACAGAGCGAAGCAGAGAAGCTCAAGTGGCAGCGCATGACGCCAGAGCAGCGGAGCCGCCAGGTTGCCAAAGCGCACGCCGCCAGCCGGGGTAAGCCCAAGAGCATCGAGACTAAGGCGAAGATAGCGGCGAAACGCCAGAGCAGCCTGAGCCACCGATCTGCCGCCGAAATCGAGTTCGGTACTATGTTGGCAGAGCGGAGAGTGGATGCCGTTCCGCAACAGGCGGTAGGCCCCTACAACTGCGACTTTGGAGCCTTCCCCGTCGCCGTGGAAATCTTCGGAGGACACTGGCACGCTTCGGGTGAACACATCGCCCGCGCGGTGGAGCGCACGCGCTACTTCTTCGATGCGGGCTGGCATCTCGTGGTGGTTTGGGTGTCGAAGACCTACCCTCTCCGGCCGGAGGCTGCGGATTACGTAGCTGCCTTTGTGGATGAAGCGCGCCGCCAGCCAACCGCGATCCGTGAGTGCAGGATGATTCGGGGTGCAGCGAAGGTGCTGGCCGGAAGCCGTGCGGACGCGAACGACCTCGCCGTCGTAGAAACGTTCGCTCGCCCCCGTAACCACCGCTCCTGACGCTACTACCGAATCCCCGGTCACACATTGAGCGTGAAACGGCGGCCGATCGCCACGCCCGTCGACGGGGATCACCGTACCGTCGAGCGGCCCGCAGATCGGGCACGTCCGGTTGTCGAGCGTCGCGACGATGATCTCTCGATCTACCGCGTCCGCGTTCGCCTGGTAGAGGGCGTGCGCGGCTTCGTTGCCGGCCGACTGGATCGCGGTGCGAGCCGTCACCATGGCCTCGTTGCGGGTGAGGCCCCCGAGCTTCTCCAGTCGGCGCGCGATCTGGTCGTAGCCCTCTCCCGAGAGGTACGCGGCCCGTAGCCCGCGGTCGAGTCGCGCCGCGGTCGTCGTCTCGTGCCAGTCCATCCAGCGCACCGTGTCCCAGCCGAAGTACGGGCGGCGGACGACCGCCGCGACCTGATCGGACGAGAGCGCCCTGAGCGACACCCCCACGGAGTCAAGCACGGCCTCGCGGATGCCCCCCTCCGCCGCGACCGCGGCCTCGGCCTGCGCCCGCAGGGTCTGGTCCCGGGTCAGCTCGAGCGCGGCCTTGGTAATCTGCCTGGCCCGTGCGATCGCGAGGTCCCGGGCCCGCTCGGACGAAGGCGAGAGCCCGACCTGCGCCTTGAGCGTCTCCACGACGCCCCTCATGGTCTTGGTGATGGCCGCGAGCGTGGCGCGCTCGAGCGGGCCAGTCCCGACCGCGAGCGCCCGGACGACGCCATCGAGGATCGGGTCGCCGCGGTCGAGCTCGTCCGCGGGGCGCGCCATGGGCTACTCGCCCATCGGGGGTTGACGCGGTTCGGTCGGGGGTCCCGCCACGCCGATCGCCATGGCGCGTTCCATCGATGCCGCGGCCTCTTCCGCGCCCTGAGCTTCGACCTCCGCGGCCATCGCGGCCACGTCCGCGTCCTCGTCGACCAGGCCCAGGCGCTGCCACTCCGCGTAGACGATGCGCGCGCTCGCCGCTCCGGCCTTGAAGGCTTCGAGCCAGAACTTCCCACGCTCCCGCTGCTCGGTCGGGTCCGCGTCCTCGGCGTCCGCGAAGTGGACGCAGACGGGGATCTCTTCGTTCGGGCCAACCTCCTCGACGAGTCGAGCCCGGATCGTCGCGATGCGCTGGAGCAACAGCTTGAGGAACACCAGCTTGCGCGCCGCGTAGCGCTGGAGCCCCCGACGCCCCACGACCGCGGCCTTGCCCGATCGCATGTCGGCGCGCTCGGTCTGGTCCGACTCGCCCCGCCCCAGCCGGCGTAGGGTCTCGAGCGACTCGCGCCGTTGGTTCTCGATGCTGGTGAGGTCCACATCGCCGCCCCGGGGCTCGAGGTTGAGCTTGAGCACCGCCGAGGGGCCGACCTGGATGTTGCTCATCCCACCGCCGTCCTCGTCGCCCTGGATGGCCATGGCCGCGGCCTCGTCGCCCGGCGCCCAGACCCGGAACGCGGTGTACTTGTTCGCGGCGTTGCGCATGTGGTCAGCCCAGAGGAAGTTGAGGTACGCCTGCTCGAGCTCGGCCACCCCAGAGTCACCCAACGGCGAGCCCCGCACGAGCCGCCGCGGCGCGACCGCGACCGGGATGAACCCGAGCGCGTGCGTCTCGTTCTCGGCCTCGACCCCGTTGACCCAGAGCGTTCGGGTCGTCGCGTCGATGCGCTCCTCGAGCTTCCGGCGGGTCGTACCGTCGGCCGCGTCCGCGGACACCGCGCAGGCTTCCCACCACTCGAACTGCCAAGCGGTGATCTCCAGCGGCCGCTCGGGGTCGCCGTACTCGGGGGTCGCCCCTGTCGCGTCCCGCGCTACGACCCAAGCCTCGCCGGCCCGGGGGTGCCCCTCGCCGTAGCGGCCCATGACCACCGCGACCGCGCCGTCGATCTCCTGGTCCTCGACGAACTGTAGGAACAGGGTGTAGAGGTCGAGCCCGTCCGGCGTCACCGGCCCGCGAGCCCATGCTTCGACCTCGGCCGCGAGCGCCTCCCCGGGGCTCGGCGGGGGCTCGGCGGGGGCCGGTGCCGCGGGGGCCGGTGCCGCGGGGTCCGCGCTCGGGTCAGCGAGGGCATCGGGCTCCGGGTCGTCCCCGTCCTCGAGCGCCTCGAACGAGAAGTCGGTGGGGACGGCTTCCACCCGCTCGTCGATCAGCGGCTTGAGCTCGTTCTCGACGAGGATGTTCCGCGCGCTCTCGTCGTAGCCGAGCGCGGCGCCCGAGTTGCCGGTCACGGCCTTGCCGATGAAGCGCCGCTTCACCGCGCCGATCGTCACCGCGGGGTCCCCGTCGTAGAGCGCCCGCAGGTACGCGGGATCCCGCGCCGCTTCGAGTCCGTTCGGTACCACCGCTAGCTGTCCCTCGGCCACGGTCCTCCTCGGCCCCCCGCCTATACGCTACTCTGCCTCGCCCGCGAACACCGCCGCGAGACCTCGTGCCGGCGCACGGGCCAGCCGCCGGAGCTCGAGCACCCGGTCCGCCCGGAAGGCGCTCTCACCGCCCCAGTAGTCGACCACGACGAAGAAGGTCGGCGTGTGATCCCCGAGTATCCGCGTCTGCACGTCGAGCACGTTGCGGACGACGACGGGCAGGAGCATCTCGCCGCGGTCCCCTTCCAGCTTCAGCACCACCGTGTTCGACGGCGGCGGCCAGAGCCGGAGCCGGCGTAGGACCCAGACCGCGCACCGCGAGAGCGCGAGCGCGGCCACGAGTCGAAGACGCGTCCATGACCAGGGCTCGCGGTTCACGCGGCCCGCCCCGCCAGCAGCGACGCGCTGCCCCGCGGTAGCCCGTGGACGACCACCGCCCGGTAGCGGAGAGCGTCGGTATCGTGGTCGTTCATGCCGTCCTTGAGCGAGTGCTCGGGCTCGGGCTTACCCGGCTCTTTCTGCTCGAACTGCAAGCCCTGGACGGCGCGGAACGAGTTGGCGACGTTGGGGTGGACGACCGGCTCGCCGCGCTTGTTGTGGCCCGCGGCCCAGACCAGGGTGCGGGTGCCGTCCGACGCGCAGACGAGCCCCCGGACGACCTGCTCCCCCGTCGCGATCGACCGCTGCCACGTCAGGGTCGGGTGGATCACCGGGACCTTGAGCGCGAGCCGCAGGTGCCCGACGTTGGTCACGTGGGTCTGGTCGTTGGCGCTGTCCCCCGCGGGATCGCAGTAGACCGTCCGCAAGTCCTGGAGCCCTAGGGCCTCGATCGCGCCGATCAGCTCGTGGATCGTCCGATCCCGCGGCGGCCCGCCCCGCCGGTCCTGCCACTCCCAGACGATCACGTCGAGCCGGTGGACGCGACCGCCAGCCATGACGACCTGATGGTGCTGGACCGCGTGCACCCGCGGGTTGCGATACCCGAAGTCGACCTCGAGCCACGTCGGCGCGGTGAGGTCGAGCTCGACGGGGTAGATGTTCCCCTCCGGCCAGAGTGCTTCCCGGAGCTGGGGGTAGACCGCGCCAGCGCGGGTGACGAAGAGCCCGTCGAGCTCCTGCCGCGCGTCGTCCTCCGCGTAGACCGCACGCAACTCGTCCTCGTAGCCCGGTGGGAGGTGCTTGAGGTTCTCGGCCGTCCGCGCGTGGTACCAGGCGTGGAGCGGGGTCGGCGACTCAACCCAGGTCGCGTGCTGCCAGTCCCGCCCGTTCGGCGTCGAGCCACCCCAGGCCCGCAGGTGCTGAGGCGGGACGCCCGGACCGCGCAGGCGGCCGACGATGACCTTCCAGGGCTCCGCGCTCGGGATGTTGCGCCCCTCGTCGAAGCACGCCCACGCGTACTCAGGGCCGCGCAGCATCTCGTAGCGCCGATTGCCTGTGACCCGGAACGCGATCGCGGAGCCGTTCCACAGGCGCAGGATCATGCCCTGCCGGTGGAACGCCTCGTCCCATGAGCCACCCGCGAGGCAGTCCGGCGGGAAGGCCCGCTGGAAGGCCGGTACCGTGTTGTCCGCCAGGTGCCGGTAGGTCTCGCTCACGACCAGGCCGACGTGCTTGACGCCCTGCAACCGCAGGACGGAGTGGAAGAACGCCTCCCGCGCGACCGCGGTCGACTTCCCCGACCCCAGCCCGCCACAGAGCCAGCGGTACTTGGCCGCGGACTCGTGAAACGCTCGCTGCCCCGGGTTGGGGCCGTCGGAGACGTAGGGGTCGTGGATCCCCCGCGGCGCGGGACCGATCTCGAACGTCTCGCCGTCGCGGACGACCGGGCAGAGCTCGAGGAGCCCGTTCACGTCGCGGGCTTCTCCGGCAGCGTGACCCCGAGGAGCTTCGCGAGCTCCTCCAGCGGCTTGCCGAGCTTGCGGGCGAGCTCCTCGACGAGCTGCACCGTGTCGGTCGTCGGGGCCCATGCGATCCGCAATACCCGCTCCTCGCCCCCGTCCGGCTTCTCCTCGAACTTTCGCTCGCGGTACTCGGGGACGACTCGCCGGGCTTCGAGCTCCTGGAGCCTGGTGAAGTAGACGGTCTTGACGCCGACGATCTGCCCGTCCTGGATGATCGGCTCGGGCTTCCCCTCCCACGCGAAATCCTGGACCTTGCCGATGACGTTCTCCTGGAAGTCCTCCCAGGCTTCGCGGCACATCGCGTCGAAGTCGGGGTCCTCTTTTCGCTTGCGCTGCACCGCGGACTTCGAGCAGCCGACGGCCTTGGCCGCGATCCCGGGCCGGCCGTGTTTCCGCATCTCCGCGCAGAAGGCCTCCATGCGCTCGGGGGTCCACGCGGTCCACTTGTTGCCGCGCTCGGGCGGTGGGCCGAGGATGTCGTCGTGCTCCCCTGTGGGCTTCGCCATGGGCTACCCCAGCAGCTCGTCGGCGGCGCGGAGGGCGGACCGCTCCGGGATCGGGTCCGACTCGCGCCGCGCGCGATCGCCTGTGAACTGCTCCCAGCGCCGGACGATCACGTCGCAGTACGCGGGGGAGAGCTCCATGAGCATACTCGAATGACCCAGCTTTTCGGCCACGATGGCAGTCGTCCCCGAGCCCCCGAACGGGTCGAAGACCACGGCCCCTCGCTCGAAGACCGTCCGGCCGAAGACCCACTCCCAGAACGCGACGGGCTTGGGGCACGGGTGTTCGATGTCCGGCAAGTTGGCTGGGGTGTTCATGTCCACCGCGTCTGGTCTACGCCCACGACCGGAAGCCAGTGATGGGTCTTTCCCGTAACAGAGAATCGGCTGCCAGCAGCTGAATCCCCACGCTGATGTGCTCGGCCCACCGCCGTAGAACCAGGCCATCGCCCAGCTCGGCCGCGGATAGAGCCATGATCGCTCCACCCCCGGAGTGAAAATGACCACCGGCGCGACCTGTCGAGCGATCGGGAGCCATCCCGCGATTAACCGTACCAGCGCGGCCTCGGTATCCTCGATCGAGTCGTACGCGAGCCCGACACCGTAGGGCGGGTCCGTGATGCAAATGTCCGCCCGCTCGTCGCCCATGAGCCGGGCCACGTCCTCGGCCTTGGTCGAGTCGCCGCAGAGCAGTCGGTGGTCGCCCATCAGCCAGAGGTCTCCCGGCCTGGTCGTGATCTTCTTCTCCGGCAGTGGGATCGCGTCGGGGTCGCCCAACCCCGGCGAGCCCCCGCCTTCGCTCCCC